GCTACAAGAACAATATCACCTTCAAAGCCTGACTTCTTGATTGAATTGATCCAATACTTGATATCATCATACTTGTAATTTGAGGCTCCGCCAATGATTAGGTCTTTAGCCATGGTAGTTCTCCATTATAATGTTTCAGTTGTTCAGCATTGCCCTTAATGAAGAAGTCCGCGCCAACAGAACCAGGATTACCGTCGAGACGATAGCAAAGAGTATGCTTGTGATTTGTATCGAAATTTGGATTCATTGGTAGCACACTATAGTAATATCTACGGTCACCACCCCAACCAGAATGCCAGAGATGACAAGTCTTTTCTAAGAACTCACGCTTGAATGCAAATGATGATGTATCGATTAGATATTGCGGATCGTTGTGTGTGAAATAGATCGGCCACTCGCCGAGTGCTTCGCAGTTATCATCGGCTACGTAAGACTTATCAGGATTGTAAATCTTGCGGAGAGAATATGCAAAGTCATTTCCGCGATCAAGCACTTCGACAAGAGAAGAAACATGGTCTGGCTCATACCAGTTGTCTTCGTCAAGGAAGAAAATGTAATCGGCATTAAGCAGATGAGGAATACCAGAGTAGATACGATGACCATAGAAGCCGTTTGCCCCTGTATTGTAAGGCAAAGGAAGAATTTGAATGTCACTATCTTTACCAAATGGAATATTCTCTACAGCATTATTAAAATACTCAGTGCCGTCCACTACGATAAGATGCTTGAGATTGGAATATGTTTGATTTTGGACAGATAGTGCTGCGTCTTGCAGCTTCTTAGATCCGATTGTTGGCGTGATTACAACTACAGACTTTTCAATAACGAGTTTCATGTTATATCCATAATAAAAGGAGAGACACTAGTATATAGTATCTCTCCTGTATTGTCAAATTATTCTAGAGAGATTAGACCCTTCTCTACCAGATATCCATCTTCACCGATGGCGTCTCCACTCTGGTATTCTTCCATGAACTTCTTCAAGTCTGGAACAAGTTCAAAGTGTTCGTTCTTGAAATACACAAACAATGGACGAGAGATTGCGTAATCGCCCTGCTTAATTGTATCATACTCAGGAACAACACCATTGATTGTTGCGCCCTTGAGTGTAGATGCGTTTTCTTCAAGGAAAGAAAAGCCGAAGATTCCAAGTGCTGCTGGATTTGCTTGAAGCTTCTGAACAATTAGATTATCATTCTCACCAGCCTCGACATATGCACCGTCTTCACGAACAGACTTACAATACTTCTTTTCATCATCAGGTGTTACAGTCAATCCTGCTTCCTTGATAGCAGACTTACATTCACGCTCAAGAACAAGTTCTACGAAAGAGTCGCGTGTTCCTGATGTTGGTGGTGGGCCAAGAACTTCAATCTTTTCGTTTGGCAAACTTGGATCTAAATCACTCCAAGTCTTGACTGGATTATCTACGAACTGACCCTCAACAATGACATACTTGGCCAATGCGTTGTAAATCTGCTTCGTAGTCAAAGCCATATCAGCATGTTCTTTTGCCATAGCAAGAACAATAGCGTCATAACCAATCTTCAACTCGGTTACAGTTACGCCGTTAGCCTTACATGTTTCAAGTTCAGATTCCTTGATAGGGCGAGAAGCATTCACTGCATCGGGCGTGTCTTCGCCGGCGCCTTCACAAAACATCTTGATACCGCCGCCAGTTCCTGTCGATTCAACGATAGGAGTGGGCAAGTCAGTCTTCTTACCAAACTGTTCTGCCACGATAGTCGTGAAAGGATATACAGTAGATGAGCCAACAATACGAATTGTATCGCGGGCTGCAAGTGCTGGTGCAACAATCAAACCAAGAGCAACAGCAGCAAACACTAGTTTCTTCATACATTTCTCCATAATAAAACTGAGGGAGTTAATTCTCCCTCAGTATGTAGCGTTACCGGCCAGATAGCCAGTCAGATTCTTCGTTCGTGTAAGGATACATCACCATTGTTTCCTATCTGCATAAGACATGCGATCCCATTCACGTTGAAGAACTTCTAGATGAGCAGTATCAGTAGCTTGACTTAGATAGTCGTGCATCCTCTGCTGCTCAGATTTATTACTGAAAAGTCTCTTTAGAAACGACATCATTACTTGTCGCCATACTTTTCAGTTAGAAACTGCTTTGTAGATGATTCAGTTTCAGTTTCACCGATGTTGATCTTCTTCGGCTTCTTTTCTTCTGGAATGAAGCGTTCAAGCCAAATCTTCAACATGCCATTGATTAGGTCTGCATTCTTCACTTCAACAGTATCAGCAAGTGTGAACTGGCGAGTGAAGGCGCGTTCAGCGATTCCCTTGTAAAGATAATCGCCATCTTCTGAATTGACAGATCCCTTTACTGTGAGAGTGCCGTCCTGCAATTCAAGTTCAAGGTCTTGACGACCAAAACCTGCCACGGCCAACTCAATCACATACTTGTTTTCATCAACCTTCTTGATGTTGTATGGAGGATAAGTCTGCATCTTTGGCATAGTTTCAGCCATCTCAGCAAGACGCTTGAGAATTGGCTCAAAGCCTACAGTGGTGTTGAACTGCTTGGGAAAAGAAAAAGGATCGAAAAGTAACTTGTTCATGTTTAACTCCTGTTTAGCAAGTTAGTTATGTTTTAGTCTTCCTTTCGGCAAGACTGGAGCGGGGGTAAGACTTGACACTCACATCGTTCGGCGGGAACCGACCATTTTCATTAAACTACCCCGCAAGGGTGTGAGGTTTTTCTCACACTGGTATATATAACACTTCTAAAATGAAATGTCAACCTTTTTTAAAGAATTTGTACGGTAATTCCTGTTGAACCCATTCCGCCGGTTCTTTCGGACTTTTGACCTGGCCTTTCAAATATTTCCCAAATGGCGTATTCTTCTTTCTTGATCATTTCACCTTGAGCAATTCGATCACCATTGTTTATCATATGACCATTATCTGAGGTATTATGCAACAGGATGAACAACTCATCAGTATAGTCAGCATCGATGATGCCTTGACCATTGATCAAATTAAGTCCCTGCTTTAGTGAAATGCCTGATCTTGGGTGAATACGAACAGAATATCCTTCAGGAATATCCATAATCAAACCTGTAGGAATCATCACTCTTTCGTGTGGACCAATGTAAATATTTCCATTCTTCATTGGTCTGTTAAAGACTGAGTTGAAGTTATTATATCCCTTGAACTCGACTTTACCAAAAGTTTGACAAGAAATGTCAAAACAAGCAGATTGCTTTGTTAGAAAAATGGGAAGAACTACTGATGGATGCGTCTTGTAAATATTCAATCTATTCATTATATACTCCGTTGTCATATTTATCGTGAAATTTCTTCCCAGTCCATTGATGCATGAGCATCTAGTGTATCAATTGCTCCTGCAATTGCAAGAGTTAAAGGATAAGGAGTGTTGGTCAAAGCATTTCTTTCTAGCTGAAACTTAAATAGTGCTTCTTTTAGAATATCTGTTGGAACGGCACTCTGAGCATCCGATGAGAAATATCCTTGTGCCATTGTTATGCCGCCAGTTACAGTATTATTTGCTGTCATATTATATTCAACAGATGAATCTGTACCAGCAGATGTAAATGTGTTATTAGCTAGAGTTCCGTTACGAATAACTTTCCACATAAACTTACCATTATTACCGATACCCATTACTGATAGTGCAGTAAGAATAACAATAGCATCTATTCTATCTTCTTTCAATCGTAATGTTGCAACGGCATAATCTGTACCAGCAACAAACAATCTTCTAGGTGCCGTTATAGAAGTTCCGATAGATTGCTGGAATCCTCTGAGTTCATAACCACCTTCTGATATGACAGTAGAGCAAACTTGCTTCATTATACTTGAATTGCCAGTCGGGCCGACATTCTTAATTTCGTATCTCAAAGGCAGCGAGGCGGTCGTCATATACGTTGATGTAATGCGATTAGCATGATGGAAAGAGTGACAGTGAATTAACTGACCGTCGAGTACAAATCCGCAACGAACAGTACCAAGACCTAACCATTCAATGTCAGTAAATAGAATTTGAGCTTTGCTCAAATCTAAAGTTTTTTGTGACGGGCTACCTTCTACTGCACCGAGAAGTGTGTCTATATTCCAGTCAGCTTGTGCAACTCTATTTTCAGTCACTACCCCAGACGATAAACTTCTTTCTACAAGATAGATATCACTGTTAGCTTGTTCCAAATAGACACCATTGTTTGCGCCGTAATATCCGACACGCTGTATAAGATTTGTCTGGGCATTGGCCATTACAAATGTATTAAGAACTTGTAATGATTTACCTGGCTGATATGAGAAGACTTTGGTTGTCTCACGAATGATTTGATCGTTAGCTGCATTACTGACACTAAGATTGATCAGACCTTCGTTAGGAGAAAATGTGACAGTTGTGTTTGTATTGTTGGATTGAACCCAAAGACCGTTGTCTCTATATCTGTGAGAAGAATCAAATAATGTTAAAGGACTGGCAACTCTAGCTCTACCGAAAGCATCGACAGACATGCCAGAAGGATTGGCAGGACCAACAAGATTGCCGTATTGATCAGCCAGCATCATAACTTCGAAGATTGTAGTCTCTTGCGGTAGATACTTGTGCGTATCCTTACGGAACTGTGCCATTTTATTCTTCCTTGCGCTTCTTGCCTATATTGTATTTAGCAACGAGATTCCATTCTGACTTTTCTTTATGTGAAATGATTTTAATTTGGGAAAGTGGAGCAACAGGCTCTTTACTTTTAGCTGGATTTGCAAGATCACATAGCTGCCATTCATGTAGAAGGTTTGCTATTGTATTGCGTCTGGCCTTGTCATCTTCACTGAAATCTGAGAACTTTCCGTCTAGCAAAAATAGTTCTTTGAAATGCACGATATAATATTTACCTTGCTTGTGCAAGATGTGACAGGATTGGTAGAGTGTTTTTTCCTTTTTGGATGCAATGCCAATACGAGAAAGAGTTTCTTTTACTTTCAGAAAATCGTCTGGCTCATTTAGCACCACCTGTATTAAGTCTTCTAGGTTTAGCATTCAGACCACCTTTATTCAAATACTTTTTAATTTCATTTAGCTGGTCATTGCTGAGAACTAGCAGAGCCTCTTTAGCCTTCTCATTAGAATAGTTGTAGTATTCTTTTACGGCTTCAAGATTTTCACTTTCTTCTCTCTTATGCCACTTTTGAAAAGGTCTCTTATATGACCGTATGGTATTTAGCAAATAGTGGTATTGAAGAAGACTGTCTGTAGACGGGAGCAGGTTCATCTGATTGGCTTGCATAATGCAATCCATGTGCTGGGACATAGCACGATTAACAACGAACGGAACATAGTCCCGCTCGTTCTCAATCGTCACCTCAAGCTTTTTAGTCTGTAAAATTGAGGGTATGATATCTTTGAATAAATCAGACATATTCACAGTCTACCATAAGTTCGGTCAGACAGGCCACAAGATTGATTTCTTGATCTGCCACGAAGGCTGCTTGATACTGATACCGAGAAATGATTACGACAGCCTGAGGAACAGAGTCGGGCTTGAAATACTCATACAGACTGTCATAGACCTTACGATAGATACGTGCAGGCTCAATGTCAGAATTGGCTACACACCACTTACGCATTTCACCAAAGTTCTTGTCTTTTAGATAAGAAACTAGATCGGCAATCTTTCTTACATCGGATAATTGAGCAACAATACCAGCGTCGAGATTGCCAGAACTAGAATAACGTTGAAGCTCATTAAGAGTGCGCCGATAATCGGGAAAATACTTTTCGATAATCTTGGCCAAGACTGCTTTGTCATATGTCACTCCCTCTTGAGTAAGAATATTCTCCATGCGCTTCATCAACTGCATGGCCATCTTAGACTTTTCATCACTCTTCAATGCAAAGTCAATGACAGAGCACCGAGAATGAATAGCATCGATTAGCTTGGATTTGAAGTTACAAGTGAAGATGAAAGTACAGTTAGATGAAAACTCTTCAATTGCACCACGCATTGCAGCCTGTGCTTCTGGTGTAAGATAGTCAGCCTCGTCTAGAATGATTACCTTAGTGCCGCCAGTCAGCGAAACAGTGGAAGCATAATTGCGAATGGTTGTTCGCAACATATCAATACCGCGATTCTCAGACGCATTTATGTAGAGATGATTGATACCAATCTCATCACACATGGCCTTAGCAATTGTAGTTTTACCTACACCCGCTGAACCAGTGAGCATGAGATTTGGTATTTCTTTACGGTCAACGTATTCCTGAAACGGCTTCTTTAGCCGATCAGGAAGAATACAATCACTGACCTTAGTAGGGCGGTATTTCTCTACCCACAGGAAGGATTCGTTCGTCAATTTCATTCACCATTTTTTGAAGGATTTCTTTGGCGCCAGTACCGCCAAGATTTTGCACATAGATGCTCTTAGCAGTTACCATCATGTTAGAAGCCAACATTAGGACATCTTCAACATTATCGCACATCATGATCTGCCTGTCAATAGGCTCCATGAGTTCGATCATGCGCTTAATTGTCTCTTTTCTGTCCACTACTTCATGACTCCATCATAGAACTCTTCAAAGTTCCTATTCTCTTCCTGTTCCTGAGAATAGTTGGCCTTGAAATAGACCTTAGCCATGCGGCGAATAATCTTCTTGTCAACACCAGTCTTGTCTGAAATGGAGTTGACACTATCCTTCTGAAAGTCTCTCTCAGCAGCAACTCGCGTCATGCTATCATTCAATTGCTGAATTGCTTCCTTGAGTTCCTTCTTCTGAGATTCCGTTAGAGAATTGATACTAACAAAGTTTTGATTGTGACCCATGCCAGCCATTACTTGCTCTCCAGTGCGATGAAATACTTGATCTTGCCAGACTTAGATACAAACTTG